TGAAGTTGAGCTCCATTTGTGTAACCAGAACCAGTATCATCAATTACAATTTCATCTATTCTACCTTTTGATACATCTGCAACAACCATCTCTGCAAAACCGTCACCACCTATTACGGTTACTGGGTCATTGATTTCATAATATTGTCCAGGCTTACCTATATCAACACCAGAAACAATTTCTTGTACGACTGCAAAAATATCAAAATCATTATTAGGGTCTGTTCCAAAAACAGTTTCACCTATTTGAAATGTTCCAGTAATAGAATTATCTGCAATTCTTAATTGTGCAAACGCATTACCACCCTCTGTAAATTTAGTGACTGTTGTGACTCTTGCTGTTGCACCAGATGTTCTACCAGTTATTACTTTGTTTGAAAGATTACCAAAGTCTGATGTGCCAGTTTCTATTACCTTCATAACAATTTCTGTGTCCCAGAAACCATCTGAAACTCTCAACATATTATCTCTAGGAAATACTATTTCAGCTTCTTCGTCAAATAGTAATCTGAAGAAATATTTGTGACCGTCAATAGTACCTTTAGAAGTATATAAATCTTTGATTGTTTTTATTAGTTGTCTTTTTGATACACCACTTGCAACAGTTTCACTAATACCTTCTAGAAATGAATCTCTAAATTTAGTTAGAAAATCAAATATTGTATTATCCACATCTGCATAATCTAAAAGTTGTTGAATGTTTTGTATTGGATTTGCACGAAATTGTGTAATTTTAGCTCGTGCATTAGATGTTAAACCTTGAATCTCTTCATTGGTTTCAAACAAATTTTGTGAAGTAATATATAATACTTGATTGTCATCAAAGTCATCAATTAAAACTGTCGCAGTTGCATTAGATGTGAGACCTTTGATTGTTTCACCAACTGTAAACTTTGCAACAGAATCTTCTAATACAACATTCTCATCACCTTTTTCATTTAGAATATAATTGGTAGAAGTTGTTTCTTGTAATACATAATTTACTTCACCAGATATTGTAAGTTGTCCACACTCAAGATACCTATAATAATCTTTTAAAAATTTTACAAATTTTGGGTGGTCAGATTTTAAGAACTCTGGAACGAATTCTTGCAATAAGGGTGAGATTTTTTTATCAAATGTAGAAGACATTAGTAACCACTTGAAGAACTAGTTCCAGTAGAAATAAAAGATGTAGAAGTATCAGCAGTTGTAACAGCGTCTGATGTTGTCGCAACAGATGAACCAGAACTTGAGGTTGCAGTATCTACCTTTCCTTCAATAGTTGAATTAGGTAAATCTATTTCTAATATATTATTTCTCAAAGGTATAACATCTGGAGATGATGGAACTGCAACAATTCTTATTTGTGAAGATGTTACACCATCAACATCAGATATACTTGTTATATTTGCACTAGGTATAGATATTTTACCAGCAATATAATCAACAGTCCCAAAGTTTGCATCTACAATAGTCTTAGTTGTACCAACAAAATAATAACTTCTTATTGCACCATTATTGTCATCAATGAATAGTTCGTTATCATCACCACTTACTTTAAAACCAGTTGATGATACAACAGCTTCGTGACCACTATGAGGATTGTATATTGAATTACCAAAGTTAATTTCATAAGATGAATTGGTATTAAGAGTAGGAGTAATTTTTTTAGACATTTGAACAGTAGTTACATTAGAAGTTATTGAATTATCTGTATCATCTATTTGTCCAATCAAATCTGAAAATCTAAATTGTGAATTGAATTGTTCTAAAGTGTTTGCACTATAAGTTGCAAGTGTTGTTGTTACTAATGCTACTAAATCATTAACACTTTTTGTAGTTATTGTAGAATTAAATTTAAAATTAGTAGTCAATCTAATTTGAATAGTTTCTGGGTCAACTATTTCTGTTCTAATAGATGCAACATTAAAAGGTTTTAAAGAATTTTGAATTGTAGCTTTTTGAGAATTTGTTAATGTATTTCCATCAACAGTTTTAATTGATATATAAACTATACCATATTTTGGTGGGTCATTATCCTCACCACCCCAAACTGAAACTGCTGCAGTATCTGGAAAAACTTGTCTTACAAATACTTTATAATCATTTACTGTAACTGCTCTATTTTGTGCAGAGTAATCTAAAGGTGCATTAAATTTTATACTATCAATAGTTTCTCTTGTAGCACCACCAGAAGCCGCACTTGTTGTTGTAACAGTATATGCAGTAGAACCAGCAATCTGTGAAGAACCAGTAAGATTAGTTGCACCATTGGCTAAAGTTTCATTAGTAACAATATATTCTAAACTAATTATATTACCATCAGTTAATTTTTTACCTATTACACCATCACCAAATAATATTTCGTGTTGTCCGTCTTCAACCTCTTGAACAAAATATATATTAGAAGTAGATGTTGCTTGAACTATATCAGCAGATTCTGTATATGTTGCAGTAGTAGAATCGGTTGATGAGTTCTGCACAGTCACTTTGAGAGTTGACATATCTGCTTTTATATCTGGTACAATAAATCTTTGGTCAATATTATCTGCATCAACAGTATATCTTGTGGTAATTAGAGTTCCCTCAAAAACTTCTAAGTTCTCAAATCTTAACACATTATTTTCTCTAGATTTTGTAACTGCTTCATTTGTAATAAAAAAGTAAGGAACATTATTAAGAGATGATTGAAAAGAAAATCCTTTAGGTATTGTTGCAGTAGATATTCCAGTGACTGAATTAATCTCAACATTAATTATTGCTTTAGGTGCTCGTGAACTTCTTACTTTATATCCTAATAATTTTGCGTGTGATACAACCGAAGAACGAAGTTGTGCAGTATCAAGAAACATTTCATTACCCATAAGGTTTGCGTTCATAGCTTGATAATGCGTGTTGTATGCAAGAACATCTAATAAGATATTCATACCAGACCCTTCAAAGTCGTAGTCTGTAAATTCTGTTTGATTTTTTAGAAATGTTTTTAAATTACTTTTGATACCATCAAAGTCTAATTCTGTGATTCTTAATCTTTCTTTATTTGACATTATCTTATTCTCTCTAATATAAACTCAAATGATATTAGTTCGGTTGTTGCATTAATAATAAAAAAATCTAACCTAACATTATAAGCGTTTCTGTTTATGTCTGGTGTGCAATCAACTCTATGTAATAGAATTCTTGGTTCGTGTGTTTCTAAAACATTAGTAATGTTATGGGTTAACACTCCAGCAGTTAATGTGTTTAAAGGTTCAAATAAAGATTGTCTAATATTAGAACCTATCTCTGGATGAAAAGGTTTTTCATAATGATTGATTGATATAAGATTTCTAACACTTCTTTTGATTGCCTCTACATCTGTAACTTTAGTAATATCTTTAGTAACTGGATTCTGATTAAAGTTTAAACTCAAATCCTTAAAGATACGATTACTTCGTTTTTCATTATTAATTTGTGCATCAAATAATAAGTTACCAGTTGTTAATGCCATATCTTATCCACCTACAAATACAAAAGTATTTACTATTGAAGGTAATGCTACTGTACAAGGTAAAAATTTACTAGCTAAACTAATTGTATCTCCACTTCTACAAATACCTCTACCCTCTGCGAATACTGTTTTTGAAACATCTGAAACATTAGGAAATCCTTCGTGAAATCCACATAGTGGTTTAGCACTTCCAGTTTCAGCTGCGTGTGCAGAATTTCTTCCTCTTATTGCAAGTCTTACACCTACTCCTGCTATTGTAACAGTTTTTGCGCCTCTCATAACAACACCTTGTCCACCACAAGGTATATGTGCTTGGTCTATATCACCAATACAATGTGCTTTTTCTCCCATTTTATTCTCCTAATAGTATTTAGTATTATAATATAGGTGCAAAGAAATTTTGTACATATGCTGGTGCAAAAGAATAATCATTTGTCACATCGTGTTGTAGCATAAATGTTACACACTCAGTTGGTTGTTTTATTTCGTGTGTTGTTGTTATTCCAGTAATGGGGTCTGTTTCTGATATAGTTTGAGTTTTAAAAAAACAGACAGTCACATTATATAAAAAAGTATATGTTAATGTAGTGTCCATATCAAAGTGATGTAATAATTGTTCTCTACCCTCAACTGATGTATCTAAAATATCAGACGGCATTGTATCAATACCAGTCAATACTAAATCATCAAATCTTTTATCTTTACTTTCTTCTCTAGGAATAAAGAAAGCTTTATCTTGAAACTTACGACTATAAAATCCAGAGGTTGTTGCAGAAGTAACTCCATTTGTTATTGTAATATCTGGTTCAGTATCTGCAACATAATCTTCGTATATTAATTTATCAAGATTAGATTGTTCTTCATCACTATCATTTGTCGCATCTTCTAATAATAAAGTTGCATCCTCTACTGCACTTTCTCTTAATACTTTATCTCCAGCATCTGCACCAGCAAGATTAGTACCATCAAGTAATAAATTAGAATTATCTTCTAATAAAATATTATCAGTAGATGAAGTTGTGCCTGGTTCTAAAACTAAATTGAAAAAATCTCTTTGTAATGTAAGTGTTGTTGATACTATTGTTTCTTGAGGGCCTGGACTTGCAGTTACAGTTCTTGAAAATGTAGCACTATGTCCACTTTGTACTCTGGTTACACTTGCAAATTCTGATGCTGGTGATATTGTTACCATTATCCTTGTCCACGATACTTCTTCCAACTTCTTCTTTTATGTTTATTCATAGTTGAAGTTTTAACTTTACCTCTACCAATAGATGTTCGTTTAGTAGTAGGTTCATAGACTGACATTGTATTCATTTTTTTAGCCATTTTATTTCTCCTAGTTCAAGTCAATTCTTGGTGCAGTCACTTTGTAATTACCACCAGCAGTATGAGTGATTTTTGCACCAGCTTTATTCGTTATCGCAGCACCAGCTTTCTCAGATATAAATCCACCAGCAGTATGAAGTATTGCACCTCCAACTGTGTTCATTTGAGCACCACCTATTGTATTGGTTTCAGCTGCACCAACAATTTTACTTCTGGCTGCTGCAACATTTAAAGAGTCTGTGGAATATATCATTGTATTTCGTGAACCTTTAATAACTTCTGTTTTATTTCCATCAACTTGTATATTCCAGTTTCCTTTAATGTAGGTATTACAATTTTGGTCAATCGTTAAATTACAAGTTCCTTTTATGTTTACAAATTCTGTACCAGCAACAATTTCATAATTGTTTCCAACCACTCTTGTTACTTTAGTTCCGTCTGAATCTACCTCATAGAATGTACCAGCCTTATGGTATTCCATTATTCTTTCTGCACCAGGCGTATCATCATATTCTTTAATATGTCCAGACTCTGTTTCTTTTGCGTGATTATATGGATATTCTGGGTCAACTCTCATTTTTGTTGTTCTTAAACTTCCAGTTTCAGTTGATATACCACTCACATTACTTGCACCAGTAAAATTAATATCAGTTGTTCTAGGTTCACTCCAACTTCCACCAGAAGTTGTTGTTGGGCCTGTTGCAGTTCTTGTACCAGTTGTTGTATCTATTGTTATTGTATTTGCAACTGGGTCTGGTTTAAGTGTAACATCAACACCTAAAGCATTTCCAACTTTAAAAATTATGTCTTTTTCATTACCTTTGTTTTCCATAATAAGATTTTGTGCAGTATTATTTGCAATGTCTTTTAAAATATCTCTTTGACCAGCGTTTATTGTCGGAATAAAATTACCATTATTATCTGTTCTAACATTAAATGCTCTTGTTATTGCATCTTCATTAATAAGATAAGAACCAGATGGAGTAAAACCATCACTATCAGAAATTCTTTGACTGATTGCATCTTGTTTAAATACTTCATCTACTAAATCTTTTCTAACACCACCACTAGCAT